TTTTTAAATCATATTAAACGAATAGTTATATAGTATAATATACCAACCAAATGTCACACTTATCGCAAAATTTAGAACGTTTAATTCAAATGATGAGCATTGAACAGCTTATTGGATTATTAAAGCAGACAAATAATATAAATAGTACAAATAATACAAATAATACAAATAATACAACTAATACTGATGTTTTATTGTCACCAATTGTTCAAAAAGTTGTTCAGGAATATGAACAAGAAATCAAGGAGCTGAAGTCAAATATTTCTCAAGGTACAAATGTTTCACAAAGTACAAATATTTCACAAAGTACAAATATTTCACAAAGTACAAATAATGTAGTACCTATTGTAAAAGATTATAGTGATGATATTGCTAAAATTCATAAACAATTAATTCAAATCAATACTAATTTATTAAGCCTAGCTGATACTATTAAAAATATTACTCAAGTTAATAGTATAAATCATGTAAATAGTGAGATTTTAACACCTATACCTGCACCTGTTACAATTATTTCTGGAGAAAATATTCGTCTTAATATTGAAGAGAAAATTAATGTGGACGACAAAGAGGAAGTAGAAGTGGAGGGATTAGAAGAGGATGAATTAGAAGAAGAGGAATTAGAGGAAGAATTAGAAGAGGAAGAAGAAGAGAAATTAGAAGAAGAGGAATTAGAAGAGGAGGAAGTTAAAGTTGATGATAAAAATATATGCTCTATATGTGAATGTAAGATTATTTTAGATGAGGATATTGTAGTTATTGATGGTAAAAATTATTGCGGTGCTTGTGAACAAAGTGTATTACAAGAGGAGGAATTAGAAGAAGAGGAAGTTGAGGAAGAAGTTAGTGATAAGGAGGAAGAAGAAGTATCAGAGGAAGAAGTTGCTGATAAGGAGGAAGAAATTAGTGATAATGAGGAAGAGGAAGAAGTATCAGAGAAAGAAATATCTGATGATGAAGAAGAAATTGAAGTTAGTGATAAAGAACAAGAGGAAGAGCAACAAGTTACTAATGAGGATGAAGAGGTTTTCGAAATTGAAATCGATGATGTAACATATTATGCTACACACGAAGAAAATGGGATCTTATATGCGGTTGAAAAGGACGGAGATGTTGGACCTCAAGTTGGAATAATCAAGGACGGAGAACCAATTTTCTCATAAATTATATAAATCTTTGGACATTTAAATGGGACAAAAATAATAAATATATATTATAAGTAAGTAAATGTTGGATAATATATGTCCGCCAGCACTAATTTATTTAGCATTCTCATTAACTCAGATTATTATTGATACATTTAAAGGCTTGTATAATACAGCATTTTTAAAATTTATTGTAATGATAACAATTACATTTTTATTAAATGCATTATGTCAAGGTGGAATGTCAATAATATCATGGATAATTGTATTCATTCCTTTTATTTTTATGACAGTAATAGTTACAATACTTTTATATGTATTCGGACTAGATGCCGCAACAGGTACATTAAAATTTAAATGTACTAATCCTACAACAACATCTAATTCAAATTCAAATTTAATCTATAGTAGCACTACAGACACAACTACTACAACTAATACATGTCAACCCAAAACATCCTCTAATTTGTATAGCAATAGTTTTGGAGTAACTGTTAGTTCAGATCCTCAATATCAATAATTTACTGGATATATTTACAAATAATATTTTATTTTGATTTTATTAAGCAAAATAAACTATTTAAATATATTTATATTTATAAATATATTAGTAATGTTATATTCGTATTTATTTACTACTATTGCACTAATATTTGGATTACATTTTTATAAAAATAGGTATCCAAAAGAATTTGAAATGATAATAACACAATTTATAGATAATATACAGAAGAATGAAACATTAAAACCCTATTTACCGATATTAACAACTACATTTTACAATATTATTTATATTTATAGTTTATGTCAGGTTGCATTTAATAAGACAATGCGTCTAACTAGTCCACATATAAAATCTCTATCAGGCTTTGTTCAAAATAATTTTTTAAATAAGATTAATACAAATTATAAAAGTAATATTATTTTAGACAAACAAGATGATTTTGTGTTAGTTAAATCAGAAAAAAATGATATTATTGTATTTAATAAAATACCGGATAGTTTAGATAATATTAAATATGAAAAGTCTACATTACGTTTTCTAGCATTATGTTTAAAACTTAAAACAGATGATTCAGATCAGACAATGTGTTATTCTATATATTTATCTTTGAATTCAATGAATTTTTATGTAGTTGGTAATATATTTGGACCACATTTTTTTAAATATTATTTACAGCATATTTTGAATGTAACTATTGATAATAATAAACCATTTTTATATATTTTAGAAATTATGGATCAAAATGTAAAAATTACTCATATAAATGAGACCCAGACTATAGTTATTAAAAAGGATAATTATGAAATAATTGGCCCCCAAGATAAACATTTAGTTTCTGAACCAAAGGAAATAGCTGAACCCAAGGAAATAAATATCACAAATATAGAGAAGGAAGAATTGCCTACAAATGATAATGTAGATGCAAATGAAGAAGAAAAGGTAGAAAAAGAAGATTTAAAATTAGAAGAAAAAACAGAAGCAGAACCAAAAACGGTTTCTAATATATTAGATTATACTACTGTATGTTTTTAATTATAATTATAAATAAAAATTACTTAAAAAAAATTGATTTATTATAAGTATAATGGTGACTCCGGAAAAAGCAATAACAATGAACATTGAAACCAGTAACATAACTAATTCCATCAGTAAACCAGCATTCTTACCTTTGAAGAAGAGGTGGAATTTATGGGCACACCTGCCTCATGACAGCGATTGGTCAACAAAAAGTTACAAGCAAATATATACATTTACTACTGTCGAGGAAACAATTGCAATTACTGAAAGCCTACCTGATCCATTAATTAAGAACTGTATGTTATTTATTATGCAAGAAGGAATTATTCCTATGTGGGAAGATGTAAAGAATAGACACGGTGGTTGTTTTTCATATAAGGTATCAAATAAAAATGTTTGTGATGTATGGAGAGAGTTAACTTATATGTTGGTTGGAGAAAGTGTCAGCAATAATACGCAGTTTGTTAATGCGGTAACCGGAATAACAATTTCACCTAAGAAGAATTTCTGTATAGTTAAAATTTGGATGACTAATTGTGAGCATCAAAATCCTGGAATAGTTACAACTGATATTAATTGGTTGGTAGCTCAAGGATGTTTATTTAAGAAACATAGTCCTGAATTTTAATTATATAAAAACTATAAAAACTATAAAAACTATTTAAATATTTATTAATAATTAAAATATAACAAAACAATGAAGTATCCCTTTGTTATATTTTACCGAGATGACCGTAATTCTGCGTATGATAAGTTTTTTTTTGATAATAATTCTAAACTAAATTGTACTGTACAAATAACTAACAAAATTAATAAAATTAATAAAATATATAGTGCTAATTACCATTTATTAATAACACTAGATGAAGAAAATAATGATCATCTGTGTATTGATAAAATGTATAGTAAAAAGTGGATCAAAATGAATAAACAAGGGTTTTTAGATGTTACATTATTTAATTCTATTGTAAATAAACAATATATTTTAAATTGCGCTCTAGACAGAACATATTTGAGACCTATTTTTTCGTTATTTACATCATCATTTAATTCTTATGATAAAATTATTAGAGCATATAAAAGTATTCAAAATCAAACACTTATGAATTGGGAATGGATAATTATTGATGACTCGCCAGATGATGAACATTTCCAATTTTTAAGACAAAAACTTTCTCATGATTGTCGCATTCGTATATATCGACGCAGTGAAAATAGTGGTAGTATTGGAAACGTTAAAAATGAAGCTGTTTCTTTATGCAGAGGATTATATGTTTTAGAAATGGACCATGATGATGAAATATTACCTACAGTATTGGAAGATGCATCAACATTATTTTCAAAGGAAGATGATGTAGGATTTATTTATATGGATTTTATAAATATTTATGAAAATGGTGATAATTTTCGTTATGGTGACAATATTTGTAAAGGTTATGGATCATATTATTGCCAAAAATACAATGGAAAATGGGTATATGTATATAATACACCTAACATAAATAATATTACATTATCTCATCTAGTTTGTTGTCCAAATCACCCACGAATATGGAGACGAGATCTTCTCCTTAAAATTGGAAATTATTGTGAACACTTACCTATTTGTGATGATTATGAAATTCTTCTTAGAACAGCAGTAAATACAAAAATGGCAAAAATACCTAAGTTAGGTTATATTCAATATATGAATAATTCCAATAACAATTTTTCACTAATTAGAAATGGAGAAATAAATCGAATTGGTCCACAATATATTAGTCCAATTTATTATGATACATATAAAATTGCTGATAAAATGGCAGAATTAGAAGCATTTGAGGCACCAGATACAGAATATACTAAAAATCATATTAATATATGGTTAAGAGATTCTCAAAAATATACTCATAAATATTGTAATTTGTTAGTTAATATAGATTTTACAAAACAAATTTGTATTATTGGAATAGATAGTTTAATTTTAAATTTGGAATATATACAGAATTTATATAATAACAGTGTTGAACATAATA